CTATCTCTCTTTAATTTGAATCTGGATCCTGTCAATGGCTTTCCCGTTCAGATTGCCCGCATAACCGTCAGACCCATTGGCGGTGCTGGTATCTTCAATCCAGTGCAGATACCCGGAACGCCCCACTTCGGACACCCGGTAATATGCCTGCTGGTACGGGCGCACATCGTCCGGTGTGTAGAAGTAAACCTGAACGCCGTCGATCGGGTGGCCTTTCCCATTCCCGGCATAACCATTTTTAAAGTCGTTTTTGTTGTATCCAGTGATCCAGTTCAGCCAGCGGTTTTCTTTTGCCAAGTGTACCCGGTATTTGATCTTGCCCTTGTCCACTTTTACCATCAGGGCTGTGATCGGCTGGTTGTCATTCCCCGCGTAGTCCTCGAGGTTCTTTACCTCCGGCAGCCATCTTCCGTTTGCTTGTACGCAGTAGATCACGTTGATCTTGGTGCTTTTGGGGGCTGTAGAATACACTTCCTTCCCGTTTTCGTCAAATACGGTATATCCCTTGTTTTTGTCCGCCATGGCTTTCGCGTTGTCTAACTTTTCAAACGCCCCTAGCTGGGAAGAAGCTTCCTTCCACGACTTCCTCACCCGGTACAAGGGCTTGTCCGCGCCTAGGCGCTTGTTGACCTCCTCCGCGATGTACGGAAACTTCCCTTGCAGGTACGGCCCCGGGCAGGTGGTAGCAGCAAACATATTGTGCCGGGTCAGGTTCCCTTTGCTGTCCCCGGTGTAGGTCAGCCTATCAATCCCATTTCTCTGGCAGATGTCCACACATAAATCAATGAGTTTGGCTAAAGCCTTGTCCGATACATGCCAATCTGTATCCGCCCCGCCGTCGTTCGCCACCTCGATCGTAACAGCTTTATAATCATTTTCCCGGCTGGAAGAAGCCCAAGAACGGTCCTTTTCCTCTACATACATTCCTACCCTGCCATTTGAATCAATGCCGTAATTGGCGCTTGCTTCCCTTGTCTGGAACACGTTCCCGCAGCTTTCTACGGAAAGGTTTCCCGCCATATGATGAATTGTAATCTTTGTGATTTTCCCTGTCGGGTTATAGGTTGAATTTTTTCTCGGGTTTTTGTTGGGGGAAATTTTGGTGTATGATACTAATTTGCTGTTGCTCATCGCTTAACCCTCCTTTGGTTCCTCATAAGACAAAGCCTGCGTGCTGTCAGACACGCCTTTTGTGGTTGGGTCGGTTACTACCCCTAGGACAGACAACACCGCAAATAACGCGTTTACAACGGCTAACAGCTTGTTTCCCAGTTCCCCTAAATCCAGCGTGTACCCAAACACCGCCGCTATTACCTGAACCAGTAATAATACGGCCGGGATCAGCGACAGCCAAAACGTCTTATTTTTCAGCCTTACTCTCCAGTTAATGCTCATATGTATCTACTTCCTTTCTCTTGCGGACTGTTCCTTTTCCTCCAAATACGCTTTTGCATAGGTTGAAAGCCCTACCTCTTCGTTTTTCAAGTCCAGTTCTTTCACCTCTTCCCACATCGCGGTGCCGAACCCGTTTCCTCCCAACGCATGGTAGGCGTCATAGATCTCCCGAAAGGACCGGCGCTGATTGTAAGTCACAAATCCCTGAAGCTTGTACTCAGTATGCAACCGTTGGAGCATGTAAAACAAGATCAGCCTTGTCCCCTGTGAGTTCGCGTCCCGTTTTTTGTTTTCTATCTGTTTTTCCCGTTTCTGCTCCTTTAACAGCCACACCGCATATCCCATTACGGCGGTCAGCATGATCCCGAAAGCGGACAATATCAAATCTGTTGCCAATGCTATTCCTCGCTTTTCCACCCCTGCGGGTATTCTTTTGGGGAGAAGTTCGTATCCTGTACGCACTCATACAAAAATCCCTCATACCAGGCGTATTCCCCGGTATGGTACATATCATGCGCCCCCTGCACGGGCACGAACGGCCGGGCCGTTTTTTTCGTCTTCCCGTGCAATGGCCTCCAGAAAGTAAACCATGCTGGATTATCCGGCTTGATGTCCGGGTACACCGCATTATCATGCGCCTGGAAGCATTCCCAGGTCTGGTCGTACCAGTTGCGGATCTCCCCAACCTCATATTTCCCCGGCGCCCAGACTTCATACAAGCCCGAAACAGTCAGTTTTGTATTATCGTCTTTGATTTCCATGGTTGGTAACATCGCTTTCACCATGACAATCATAGATTCCTGTTCGCTAGGGATATATTCAGACTGGGAGGCCTCTCCCTGTTCCTTCTCAGCCAGATAAGCTGCATATTTTTCCTCATCTAATATGGCCTTCCCGCCCTCATATTTGTAATACCCGATTTTCTCCGGCTCCAGTTCTTCCAAAAAGCTGCCCGGTACCTCTATCCCGTCCGGGAATCCGCCTACCGTCGCATACCCGGTGATGTATCCGTCTGTTACTTGTATCTGCATTGTGGTCCCCCTTTTATACTACGCCGTAAATAGCGGCTACTGATAATTCAGTAGTATTTGTTCCGTCATTTCTTTGTGCAGTACACTCAATAAAATTAAAGGTGTTCGATGTATCACTGTCACTTTGAGCATTGAAATAATAATGGGTCATAGTTGGTGTTGCCGTGGAATAGCCGCCTATTCCCCTTAACCATGTATTATAGTTGCACGCTACAATAAGCGTACCAATAGAACTGCCGCTACTTCTGGCTTTTGTAGCCAATAGCAATATCCGATATCGGTTAGCGTTTGGAATTGTAATTTTTCCGCTAGACCAAGTTCCCTCCCATAATACTTTATTCATTCCCAAATGATTTCTTTGCGTTGCTTGGGTAGAAGAATCCGAGGATTCGATGAAAACGCTTTCCCATTCGCCCCATGTACCGCTGTCATTCCTATTTCTGATCCAAAGTTTACTTTCCGCAACCGCAATCTGGCTGATCCAGTTCCCGGACTGGTTATGTGTCACAATCAGTTTAAAGCCACCGTCGTTTCTTGGGGAATGAACCAGGGTTTCTGATGTGCCTTTTGTCGGGGAACGATAGGTTCCCGCCGCCGTATAGTTATTTAGGTCTGAACTTTTGGGAATCTCTTCCGAAACTCCTAGGTTACAGTGCTCCATACTGTTCGCGCTGGGCACTTCCTCCAAAGAAAGCTTGCCATTTCCAGCCAAAGTGGCTAAACCTGTCTTTTCCACCAGTTTCCCGTTCCCGTCTAAGGTGGCAAGACCGTTGGGTTTGCCTTTGGTTGCCTGAAACGCCCTTGCCTGCGCAATCCCGTTTTCCGCTTCAGATACGCCTGCTTCCAAGCTTTCCACCTGTGTTTGAAGCTGGGCAAGGTCAACGTCTTTTAACCGGTCGTACTGTTCTTTTGCATAATCGCCCTGTTCCTTTGCATACCCGCCTTGGGCTTTCGCGTAGTCGCCCTGCTCCTTTGCGTAGGCTGCCCCGGCTTGGGACTCTGCCTGTAACGCCTCAAATTCTGCGGCGCGTTCCTCCTCCGCGGCAGCTCTTGCGGCCTCCGCCCCAGCGCGGGAGCCCTCCGCCTCCTGCCGGGCTGTTTCCTCCTGCTGTCTTTGCTGTTCGCCTAACATCCGTTCTGCTTCGGCTTTTTTTCGCGCCTCCTCTTCGCTTTCCCATTGTTTCATCGAACCCAGCATTTCAACCAAAGCGGAAAATTCATCGCTCCCCTCAATGGCGTCTTCATCCATAATGGATTCTCGGACCTCTAATTTCAGCCCTGTCACCTTCAGTACCATATCGGAGTCCTCAGAAATCCACAGCTCGCATTCTACTAGGCCCCGGCGCTCCAGCGCCTTTGCGGTAATTGGGAAAGAAAGCTTCCCGTTTTTTGCGTCCTCCAAAACACAATTTGAAAAAATCCGGCTCCCGTTTGGGGTCAGCATATAAACGCGTACCTCTTTGCCGGTTAAATCCACGGCGTTTCCTTGTTCTTTTAACTGGACATGAACGGTGCGCGCCGCCGCTTCTCCACGTACAGAAAATAAATGTAGCGCATGATTGTCGTCCCACAATTCCATGCTTACTTCATAGCTCGTCAAATAAGCACCTCCCATATAAAAATGGGGGGATATACTTCCCGCACATCCCCCAATCTCTTGTTACTGGTATTTTTTGCTTTCCCGTTCATATTCCCGTTCTTTGGATTCAATAAACGCCGCGGTCGCTTCGTCCTGTTGAACCGAATGGTCCAGTACCTCTTTTACATATCGCGGCACCTGTACCTCTACCCCGCGTTTAATTTGAAACGTTCTTCCGTTTACCGCAACAAAAACATCGTCCTTGTAGTTTTTATTGTCCTTAAACAGTTTCACGGTTACCGGCTCCTGTAATTCCTTTTCCCGTTTTTGGATCTCTTTGGAAACTGTTTTGGCGGCTGGAGCCGTTTCACCCGCTTTACGGACAATTTCCTGCGCCTTTTTTTCTGCCTCAAGCAGCATGGCGTCAATCTGTTTTTGCACCTCTTCCATAGAAATGGGAGCCGGCGCCAGCTCTGTTTCTTTTGCCATTGATCTTCCTCCTAATAAACTGGGCAGGCAACGGGGCAGCCGCCGCCTGCCTCAAACATCTTAGTTTGCGCCGCTGTTAAAGCTGGAAGCAGTTTCAATGCGTACCATATAGTTTTCCACCAAACGTTCTGCGGTTTTGGTGGATTTCCAGCCTACAGAAGCACGCTGGTTCAACGGGTCGGCAGTCCCGGCCGAGCCAAGCTGCTTGACAATGTGTTCCAGCCCGCCGCCGGTCACTTCGGTAACGCCGTATGCGTTGGCGCCCAGCACCAGGGTGGAGTAAACGTCAACGCTGTCCGAACCGGCTTTTGCAAAAATTTTTGCCTCGGTCGTTTCCACAAACCGCACCTTGTCGATCTTTCCGATCTCCCCTTCAAATTTTTCTTCCGGGGTGGTGTATTTGTGCCAATCTTTCCATTCCGGATCTTCGGTCAAATCATAGGCCACATCCGGGTGGATAATCGCCACATAATAGCCGTCGATCGGCTTGGCAAGCTGGGTCTTCAAAAACCGCGCCGCACGCTTAATGCAGTCTACCGTCATTTTGTTGTCGGCGGTCAGGTTTGCACGCGCAGTGACAGATCCATCCGCGTACTGCACACTGGTGCCGCCGTTTAGCACCTCGCGGGTCACTGTATCCAGGGTGCGCCCCGCCTGGTCGCCTAACAATTCGGTGGCTTGTACCATGTTGTTGTCAATCGCTGTCAAAAGCAGCATGTCCGGCAGCTGAATCCAACCGCCGTACTGCGCGACAGTTGCGGTCACGGTGGAAACGTTCAGCGCCTGACCGTCCGGGGTCACCCCTTCTGTCAATGGAGTGGTTGCTTTGGGCAGCGGAGAATATTTCCGAAACTCAATGGTTTTCCCTCCATTTTTCGGGATCGGGTGTTTCTGGCCAAACTGGTCATGCACCAGGTTTGGGATCGCGTTGTCAATTAAAACATCGCTGTAAAAGGTTTTCATCTCTGCGGTCAGGTTGTTGCCTTCGCCAGAGCTTGTTGTGGTGTTTGCAGCTGTTGCAAATAACTGTAAATTTAATGGGATTTCCCAGATCATTTTTTTCAAAAAATTTCCTCCTTTTTCTGTTTCCGAGCGATTAAAACGAGATTTTTTCCCCGCGGTTTACCCGCCGGATAATCTCCCGCCGGTCGGCGGCGGTCAATTTGCTCACATCGTTTTTCACAATCGTCCCAGCCTGAGAGGAAATGCCGTTTTCGCATGGGCGCCTGCCGCGGGATTGAATGTTGTTGACAACCTGCCTGCTTACTTTTTGTGCGGTAACAGCCATTGCTCCGCCCAAAATCTCATCCATATGCGCCGCTTCAAAGGCTGCTTTCACATCCACCCCTGCGCGCAGAAGCTTGGTAAAATTCGGGTTCTCGCATTCTGTGGAAAAATCAAAATTCGGATAAATCTCCCGCACCTGTTCCGCCTGCGCCATCCACTGGGAATAGGTTTTTTCCGCGTTGCGCCTGGTTTGCAGTTCTTCCTGCGCCTGCCTTAACTGCGCGTTTTCCCGTTCAATCTGGCGGATATGCTTTAGCTGTTCCACGGTAACGCCCTGTTCCATCGCTTCGTCTTCAAAATAGCTGTCGTCCTCTTCAATCGCCTGAACAAGCGCGTCTATGTTCCCGTCAGACACCCCGTATTTTGTCCCTAACAGCTCTAAAACTGGCTGTAGCTGTTCTACGGTATGCTCCAAAGCCTTGTGGTCTTTAAAGCGCTTGTCAAAGGTTTGCTGAAACTTTTCCTGAAACAGGTCCTTGTATTCCCCCTGGATCAGCTTTTCAAATTCGGCTTTCCGTTCCTCCAAGGTGTTGGACGTTGTTTTTGTGGTAGTACCATCGGCGGCATGGTGTTGTGGCTCTTGCGCTGGCCCAGCTTCGGAAGCTGCCGGCTGTTTTCCGTATTGGACATTCGCAAGAGGGTTCGCCCGTTTTCCTTTCCGGGTGTAGGAAGTCTCCTCCCCGCCGCCCGGCTGCGCGCTTCCCGCTTCCCCTGTCGCCGGCGTGCCAGCCGGTGCTGCAGCGCCGTCAAACAGCGTTAAGCAAAGCGGGTACGCTGTGTTTGTGTGTTTCATAAGGTTCTCCTTTTCTTCATGGTCTTTCCCAAGAGTCAGGGTACACTTCCCTATCTTTAAAAGTATCATCTTCCCCCCAGAAAATCACCCTTTGAATCCACAAAAAAACAGACGACCCTTCTTCGGGCCGCCTGTCCGTTTTACAGGGGATTACCCCCGCTTTCTGTTTAAGATCACTTCCACTACCGATTCCCCGTTTTGATCGGCTTGTAACGCCTTGGCTTTCCAGCCATTGGTTGAATAAGCCGACACCTGCGTTTTTCCAAAAACCGTCGCGTATTCATAAACGTCCGCGATCAATTCCGCCTTTTCCTGGGCGGAAGCCTCCCGATAGGCTTGGGTCGCCATCATTTCCCACAGCAAGGAATATGCCTTTTGCCCCTTTGCCTTGGCAAACATGGTGTATTCCTGGGCGGTCAAATCTTTCCGTTGCCCGTCTACTTGAAAATATTTCGCAGCCTTGGAGGGGAATACTCCCGCGTCCCCGGTTTCTTCGTAAATGAACACCAATTCCTGTTCCACAGCCGAAGTTTCAACCGCATTGAGATAACCGGGACTTACAAAATTTTCAAACGCCCGAATTAAAATGTTTTCCTGGGTGTCCTCTCTCCCCCAAAGGTCGATATAAGGCTGGGAAAGCATGCTTGCCGCAGGAATCTTGTTTTGATTCTTTTGGAAGAAGTACTGAAGATCGGACGGAATATCCATATTTTTGTCTGTGTAGGTTGTCCGTCGTGTTCCGTCCACCGTTCTGGCGGCCTGTCCAAATAATGTGGGCACCGCTTGGCCAAAATAGCTGGCCAGCACATTTGCCGCAATGTCAGAAATCCCGTTATCCCCGTAGGATACAGAAGAAAGGGTATCGTTTAGTCCGCTTAACATCGAAAGGCTTAACACTGGCTCCGCGATCATCTGCAAATCCTCTGCAAAGCTGGAAACAGAATAGTCCTCCTGTTCTTCGGTCAGCGTTTCAAATACCCTTGCCCCCACAAACAACGGCAAAGAGGAGGGCGCCAGCCAATCAATGGTATAAGAAATATCCCCAATCTGCAAAGAATAGGGCTGGTAGCCCATGTTTCGGTCAAACTGTTCTTTCTTTTTGTCATCGTCCTCGCCGCCCCGCAGAATCCCAAGCGATTGTAACAGCGCGCCCAAAGCAAATAACACGGTTCCGCTTAGGCCGGAGGCAATGCTGTCAATGTATTCCGCCGCGGTGATCTTTCCTGTTTTCACCTTTTTGGCGCCCATGGTCAAGGAATAAAGAAGCCCCGCCGGGCTGTATTCCACCCCGCGTTTTAATATGTTGACCGGCGTTTTCTTAAATGGCAAAACCCCTTCCACCAAAAGGCCAAGCGCACTGTTTGTTTTTGATAGATGCTGCAACATACCGGCCACTTTAGAAGCGTCCCGGTAGGTCGCTTTCTGCGCCTCTTGGATCGCGTAGTTTCTGGCACGCTCCAAAATTTGCTGGGAAACAAATGCGTTGGGGTCAATCTGATTCGCGGTCATATATCCTGCCAGCGCGGAAACATAGTATCGCTTCAGGAAGATCCTGTCCTCCGCTTCCAATGCATTGAAATTGAATTTCCGCGCTTTTTCCAGTGTTTTAAACGGAAATATTTTCTGATAATCACGGATTACGTCAGACGGATTCATCTTCCCTCCGCCGGCAATAATATCCGCCATTATTTCATAATCCTTTTTGGCAAAGTCAAGGCTCTCTTTTGTCGCCCTGAAAGCTTTGGTGCGCTCTATCTCTCCGCCCGCTTTCCGGTAGACGTGCTCCAAGCCGGTAGCAATCAGGTTTTTCATCTTAACCGCCGGCAGGAACACGGCGTTCCCAGTAAGGTTGCGCACATGGGTGCGCGGATTTCCAAGCATTGATAAATACCGCCATGCGTTCCATTTATCTGCAAAGGTAACAGGAAGCCGGCTTGCCAACTGCCGGTAAATATCCTCCGCCGCCCGGTCAATTTCCTCCCGCGTTTTGCTTTGCAGCAGCGTTTCTTTCATTTCCTGCGGAATCTCCAGGTAAGGAGCTTTCCCCTTTTCTCTGCGGCTTTTCAGATCTTGGTTCATTCGGTCGACCGTACGCTCAATATAAACAAGCTGTCCCTCGCCCGACATCTTGTTTAACAGCCGCATTGCCTGCACGGTTTGCCCGGCGCGGGTGCCCTCTTCGGCAATCTCCGCCGCCAGCTCCATGGCAAGCTTGTAATTCCCCTCTTTCGCCGCCTGCACGTACAGCTTCTCCGCAAGCACAATATCGTCCTTGGAGGCCGCTTTTTGGTTTTTAAGCGCGCCTTTCCACTGTTTCAGCGCGCCGTCAAACCCCTTTTTGGAAAGGGTCAGCTCTGCTTCCCTTTGCGCTGTTTTGTCGCTGATCGGGTTGTAATCAAACGCCCCGTTTAGGATTTCCCGTTCAAATTCCGAGATCATTCCGTCCGGCGTTGCGCCCGCTTCTATAGCGGTTCTGGCGAACTGCCGCACTCTGGCGTTTTCCCCGGTCTGCGCCGGCACAGCCACATCGCGAACCGGGCTTTCGCCTTTTGGGATCGTGCCGTACTGTTTGGCAGCTTCCACATAAGACGGGGCCTCGGATATAACCTGCTTCATCGGAACACTCGAATCCGACTTTTTAACCGGCACAGAAACGCTTGTTACAGGAGAAACCGACATCGCGGCTGTTTTTGCATGGGTGATATTTTGGTTATATTTCTTTAACCGTTCCACCTGTCTTTCCAGCTTTTTGATCGTTTCCCGGTCTGCCGCGGCGGTTTTCTTTAACTGCTCCTGAATTTTCCGGATGTTCAGGATATTTTGGCGGTTTACCTCTTTGAGCTTTTCCTCGTATTTCGCTTTGTACTCTGCTTTGATCTCCCGGATCTTTTTCTGGTATTCCAGCTTTAATTTCTTCCTTTTTTGCAGCTCCCGGTCCGCGTAAGTAGGCTTTGCCTGCGGAATATCAACATAGGATTCCAACAGCTCGTTTGCCAATACCCCGGCGGCTTCATCTAGGTTCATTCCATAAGGGTTGACATATACCGGCCTGATGGTATCCAGCACTTCGGCAATCCGTATCAGCTGGTCGGCAGGGTGGGCGATCTCTTCCCCGGCAAAAAACTCTGGGTACAGCGTTTGCAGTTCTTGGTAAAATACGTCTACCGGGATCCCCTGGTTGGTCAAATTGAGCCGTCCAAAGTTGTCCCGTCTAAATTGGTGATACCCGCCGGCCCGGTCAAGATCCGCCTTATCCGCGTCGGATAAGGTAAGCCTTGTCCCCCGTATCCGGTCGCGCAGCTCCTTGTACTCTTGGTACATGGCGTCGTCCAGCTTTCGGGAATGCTCCAAAACCGATTTTGACATCGCCGTTACAACGCTGTGCACCTCGTCTGTATTCGTGTCCGGGTTGTTTTTTAGGTATCCGTAAAGGCTTGTCAGGTTTTCGGACAAATCCTGTACAGAATAGGTGCTGTCATATTGCTTTAAAATGCGCTGTGCAGTGCGGTCAATGGAAGCTTTGTCCCATTTTATGCCTTTTGTCACCTGAAACTGTTCTTCCAGCAGCGAAATCATTTCTTTCTGCTTTTTGTTTTCTTTGATTAGGTTGTCGTAATCAAGCTTGGATACGTTTTTCAGGGAGAATGTTACTTGATCCTTATCTTGTAATGATCCCAGATTGCCGCTTTGATCTCTTCCTCCGTCTGACACTCCTCGATTACTTCCAGCATTTCGGCGCAGGCGACTGATTTCTGCTTTGATTTCCCTATAATTGCTGAAATCTGAAGTTTGATAGATTGAGTAAGAAATTTCTTCTCCGTAAATGTCTTCAACAATTTTCCTTGCGTAGAAAGAGTTTCCATTTTTAAACTCACTCCTTATAATATCTAATTCTGCTTCATTTTCCACATCAATCCGAAGAATCTGTGAAATTTTCGGGTGGCTGATTGTACCCTTAATAAACACAAAGCTGTTCTGCGGTCTGTTTTCCTCTCCCACAGGTATGATGTAGTATCCGTCCCTGTTCTTCGAAAATTTTTCTCCATGCAGCATATCCGCAAACTGCGTATTTAGTTTTCGCAGTTCCGACGGAGTCAATACTTCATTTACCGCCACCCATCCGTAATCATTGTACTCTGTTTGAGTATATCGTTCAATCAAATTTTCGGATTCAAGCTTGGATACGTTTTTCAGGGAGAACTTTAATGAATTTGTAAAAATCCCCTCTGTTCGTTCCCTTCCATAATGATCCAATACAGATTGAGGCAGAATATCCGGATAAGTGTCCTTGACGATACTCAGAAAATCTGCTACACTAATAGTGGAATCGGTAAGAGATTGTAGGGTATTTGTACCTGAAGCTCTGGCTTCTTTAGAAGCAGCCGATTCTTTTTTAATATCTACAGAGTATAGCACATCCATGGTTTCCAATTCATTTGTAAACCGATTAACAACGGAACGTACCAATGAGTAATTGTTTTCTGTATCAATTTTTGCAATTCCGAGCAAAATATAACTGCTATCTGCATATTGATTTTTGGGTGCTAATTCATTTATTAACACAGAATTAGTAATCACTTCTCCAATATGTTCTACAATAGGAGTTTGTATCGCTTTTCGTCTGTCCAATCCGTGTCGGATTGCCGCTTTGGAAATAATAATATCTGTGTCAATATCTTTAACATGTACCACAACATTCCCATTTCGATTTTCTTTTCCCAGCATTCTGGCGTTTTTAACTGCTGTATCCACAATTTCTGATCTACTTTTTTCTAGCTTTGATTGCTGCGAATAGGTGATTGGTGTAATCTTCATATCCGGTTTGGAAACCAACGTTTCGTAATCAAGCTTGGATACGTTTTTCAGGGAGAATGTTACTTGATCCTTATCTTGTAATGATCCCAGATTGCCGCTTTGATCTCTTCCTCCGTCTGACACTCCTCGATTACTTCCAGCATTTCGGCGCAGGCGACTGATTTCTGCTTTGATTTCCCTATAATTGCTGAAATCTGAAGTTTGATAGATTGAGTAAGAAATTTCTTCTCCGTAAATGTCTTCAACAATTTTCCTTGCGTAGAAAGAGTTTCCATTTTTAAACTCACTCCTTATAATATCTAATTCTGCTTCATTTTCCACATCAATCCGAAGAATCTGTGAAATTTTCGGGTGGCTGATTGTACCCTTAATAAACACAAAGCTGTTCTGCGGTCTGTTTTCCTCTCCCACAGGTATGATGTAGTATCCGTCCCTGTTCTTCGAAAATTTTTCTCCATGCAGCATATCCGCAAACTGCGTATTTAGTTTTCGCAGTTCCGACGGAGTCAATACTTCATTTACCGCCACCCAGCCGTAATCATTGTACTCTGTTTGAGTATATCGTTCAATCAAATTTTCGGATTCAAGCTTGGATACGTTTTTCAGGGAGAACTTTACGGAATTGGAAAGCCCGCCTTTTGGACGTCCTATTCCATAATGATCCAATACAGATTGAGGCAGAATATCCGGATAAGTGTCCTTGACCATGTCTAATAGTTCTGCTATACTTATAGTGAAGTCTGAAGGAACGTTGGTATCGTTACCAATTGTTGCGCTCGCATTTGCGACAGGCTTCATTTTTTTTGCCTTTGCAGAATAAAGTGCATTCAATACTTCTACTTGGCTAATTTCCGACCCTGAATCAGAAAATTGATTTACTACAAAACGCACCGGATATACAAATCCCTCTTTGTCATTGGCTACTCCTAATAATACATAAGAAGAAAGCACATTTTCATTTCTGGGATTTAACTCATTCATATAAATTGCATGTTGTAAAATATCTCCTAATTGAAGAGTTACTTTTGCAGTGGCGTCAGCCTTACGGGACAAGCCATGTTCAATCGCCTTTCTATTTACCGACACATATTCATCAATATCATCTACATAAACATAATGCCGACCAGCCACATTCTTCCCATTATCTTTACCTTTCAGACTCTGCAATCCCTGATTGATAATTTCTGTTCTGTCAATGCGTTCATCATCACGCAATGGTACTTTCCCGGTCAATGTTGTTACCAGCATATCCGGTTTGGAAACCAACGTTTCGTAATCAAGCTTGGATACGTTTTTCAGGGAGAAGCGAATATCGGGATTGTTTCCATCAAATGTTCCGATATTGTCGGTTGCGGATTTGATTTGGGTAGAATCGAACGCAACTGCAATCATATTTTCATGACTTGTATACTGGATAACCCCATCATACCCTGCATCTTTCATTGCCTGCTGCAATTCACTATGATTCATGTGCGTTGTGTCAATTTGAGACGTATTTGCAAACTGCGCTTTTAAATCCAACACCCCTTGTTGATATACAAAAGGATTTTTAATATCAAGGTATGCTTTAATCACGCCCGAACCATCAAGCTGTTGGGAGGTAAAATAATTTCCTTTTCCTAAAGCGCGTAATCCTGATCCGTCTTTTTTCTTAACACTGTTTTCAACACGTAGGTCTTGATACATTACTCTTGGTGTTGAGTCTTTATTCACAACCTTACTTGCCGTATTGGGATGTTTTTCCCAATCGCCGAACCACCGTTTAAACTGCTGGGAATATGTAACGTTCTCTAACCTGTTATTGACAGGCGAGCCTTTTTCGCGTATACTATGAATATAGCCACCGTGAGGTATCAAGCCTCCGGGCAATTGTAGCCCGGCGACGTGAAGAAGCGGATCGGCTATTTTTTTATTGTAATAATAAACAGCAGTCTTTCCGTTTCTTTCCTCTTGAATCGCATCGTTTAACAGCTTTGTTACCGCATTGCCCCTTGTGTGAACACTTGTAATTGCATTGCTATCAATCTGTATTCCGTTTTGAAATCCAAATCCATCAATATATGCGGGAGCTATCATGGTTTTGCCTTTGTATTGAATCGGAAGCAACGCGACAAGGCTTGTGTTTTTTTGCGTTTGAGAAGCGATTACCGCTACAGGATTCTTAATTGCATTTGGTAGCTGTTTTAAAACTGTTTCGCCAAAATTATGATCCGGTTTATTTCCTTTCAACACATCTTTTAAGTGACCAATAGAATATGTCATTGGAAGAGGATTCAACCCAATCTTTTGGAACACATCAGAAGTAGAACCGACAACCAGCGTATCTCCTTTTGGTATTTTCCCCGCCTTATAATCGTCAATTTGTTCTGCAAATGATTTTGAGTAATCGTATTGGTTCCCCTGAGAGCCTTTTAAACTAAACCGCACATTTTTATCATTTTTGGATATACTATCATTGACACCAGTATCCTCTTGTGGTATATTGGTGGTAATAGATGTACTGGCGCTACTGTTCTTCACTTTATTTTGTGATTGGACGGTATTTTGCAGTGCATCTATTTTTTTTCGTTTAAAATCAACAATATCATATAGCACCATCTGATTACCAGAAGTAAAGCCAACAATTACTTTCGCATCATATTTGTTTCTGCCTACACGAATTGTCACATTACCACGGGCAAACTGCTTAAAATTATCTTTTCTGGAATGCATTAAGTCTTCATTGATATAGTCGGTTGAAGCCAAAACAATTTCATCTAGGCTTCCAGCCGCAGTCAACTTATCCTGATACACATCTGGCTTATTTTTACGATAATACTGTGTGTTTTTAGAATTGGTAAATTCATTTTTGCTTATTTTATTTACTTTAATCAATCGCCCACTGATAGGAATGCCATTAGAAAAGCGTCGGCTCATCACCGTTTTTATAGTTTTGGTCCAATCTTTTTGGGGAACACCTTCTAAAATATCTTCATCAACTTGAACGTAACGGCTTCCGTCAGCGTCACGCTTGATACTAAACCGCACATTTTTATCATTTTTGGATATACTATCATTGACACCAGTGTCCTCTTGTGGTATATTGGTATCCAAGGATAACTCATTTCTTAGATTGCGGTTTTTTCCAAAGTCTATTGAGTTATCCTTATTTTTTATGTCTAAAGAAGTTGGTACAAAGTTAATAATATCATATAAAACCATTTGTTTTCCGGAGGTAAATCCAACTATTACTTTTGCAGAATAATCTGTACTTCCTACCCGAATCAATACATCCCCGCGCGCAAATTCCGTAAATTTGTCATTTCGACTATGTTTCAAATCTTCGTTTATGTAGTTTGTTGAAGCGAGAATAATATCGTCAAGATTATTTGCTGATCTGAATTTATCTTGATAAATAGTGCCGTCACTGCTTTTAAGATATTTGCTATATTTTGAATTAGTAAATTCACTCCGAGAAATACTATTAACCTTAATCAATCTGCCGCTTATCGGGATACCTGTGGAAAATTTGTTCGAAATAGTATCTTTAACTGTTTGTACCCATTTTGATTTTGGAATACTGTCTAAAATATTGTCTTCCACTACTACGACAGGCGTATTATCCGTAGTATACCTGATACTAAACCGCACATCGCCACCCGTACTGCTTTTCTGCTGTGCGGTATTTTTTTGTGCACTTAACAAAGCGTTTGTCCAAAGCCGCTGTGCTTCTTCTAACGCTTTTTTGTTGCGGCTTAAAAGCCGGGCCGCGTCGGTATGTAACGTTTTGTGTGTGCGCAAATACTGGTCGATCTTCCGGATCATGGAACGGATCGCGTCTAAAACTTTCTGCCCAAGGGTACGGTTTTGGCTTACCAAATCCCGGATCGCAGCCGAATCCCGCAAAAACGCGTCGGAAGCGTCCGCCACAACCTCGTCCATGGCCTGCTGGCGGGTGATCTTCTTTCCCATTTCCCGGTAACCGTCTAGTTGCTTTTGCACCAGTTTGTCAAAAGCGTCCGGTTCCGCTTGGTTCAAATAGGATACAACATGATCAAAGTACTGCCGGTAATGTTCCGGGGAAAGCTGTTGCAGCTGGTGGGTAAGCTCGTGCTTTGCAACAAAATCATACGCAGAATCAACCGCGTCCAGCGCGATATGGATTTCTCCTGTGTCCAGATCATAGTATCCGTTAGCCCTGCCGCCCTGAATGGTGTCGTCCAATACGATCCTGCTGTTGGATAATTTTCCAAGCACATGCAGATAAGCCCGCTGCGAACCTTTTAGCTTTTTAGCCGCTTCGTTCTGGGCTAATCCTGTGGTTTGTCCTTGTTGTCCTTTTCCGGCGCCCCCTTCCGCTTCAGAACTTTCTAATCCCAAAAGGGAACGCTGTCCGTATATTCCCTCATTTCCTGGTCTTCCTTCTCTTTCAACTTGCGGTATGCTTCTGGGTCTTCCGCTTTCAGCCTCCGGCGTTCTTCCTGTTCCTTCTGCAACAATTTCACCGTTTCCTGCCATTGGGCCTCTTCTTCCGGGGTTCTCTGAATCTTCTCCTCCCAATTCAAAACCTTGAGATCCATAATCCCGTCCCAGTCCTTGTCCATCTTGTTTCCTCCCTTTTCCGGCGCCCCCTTCCGCTTCAGAACTTTCTAATCCCAAAAGGGAACGCTGTCCAGATATTCCCTCATTTCCTGGTCTTCCTTCTCTTTCAACTTGCGGTATGCTTCTGGGTCTTCCTCTTTCAGCCTCCGGCGTTCTTCCTGTTTTTTCTGCAACAATTTTACCGTTTCCTGCCATTGGGCTTTCCGTTTGGCTTCCTCTTCCGGCGTCAGTTGAACGTCCTCTATTTTCTTCCCACTGTGTGCTTCCATCTGCTTGCGTAACTTCTGACGCCATTCTTCGTCTGTCATCTTGTTTCCTCCTTTTTCCGGCTTCTATCATTTTTTGCCACGCGGTTTCTACCATTTCCCAGTCATAAAACATAGGGGCATAGCGCTGTATTTCCGTAGGGGTGTTTTCATACAAAGCCCCGCTGACAAAAGCGGATATTTCTTCTCGAAATCTTTCGCTTTCTATTACTTCAAAATCCGCTGTTTCTAGTGTAAAATAGACTTCTTTAAATTCCGCGAGAAAATCCTGAAATTTTTCGCTGGAAAAATCAATATTCCCGTCAGTTACAGCGTCAAAATACGCGTTTGCCTCCGGCAGTTTCAGGTTTCGCCATGCGTGAAACGCCTCATGGGCCGCCGCGTTTTTCGGGTTGGCGTCTGTGTCGTTGCGAACCACCACATGCCCGTCCTTTAGCGTTGAAGCATCCCCCTGTGAAGTGCGCATTTTCCCGTTCTGCCGCACCTGTAACCCCGGTTCAATCGCTTCCCCGCCAAGACCCAGCAGCTCCAGCTCCCGCACAATCGTGCCGGCGTTTTCGCTCCGCCGCCCCTCTGGCACAGCCTGATAGGTGTAAGTAACGTCTTTTACCTGTTTTGTCTTTATTGTACTACGTTCCCCGGCGTTTGTAAATCTTTCTGTCTGGTCGTTTTGCCCGGCGTAATAGGCCCGTCTGGCGGTCTCTTTTGGCAGTATGGCAGTATAGGCGCTGCCAATCTGTTCAAACGGCGTGTTGGCCGTCCCTGCATGATAAGCCCGCATAAATCCTTTGTAATAGCTGTCAAAGCTGCTTCCCGGCTGGTAGCCGTAAACAAACGCCTTGGCACCGCTGGTGCCAAGCTGGGCGGCTGTCTGGTAAATAAGCTCCACCTCCGGGCTTTGGTAGCTTAAATCGCTTGCCCGTACAACGGTACTGCCCGAATCGCTGTCCGCCCTAACATATAATTCCCCGTTTTGCGCGCTTTGGATCCCCGTCACCTGTACCGGTTCCCCGGAATCCGCCCAAACAGCCTGCGGCTTGCGTACTTCCGAAACAGTTTTCAGGGGCGCGGACTGTCCGCTCTCCATAACAGGATCCGGAACAAAGCCCTGTTGAGCGCTCGCTGTTTGAGGCTGCAAAGCAGGGCTTTCAGCCGGCAAAATGGCCGTCGCCGTTTCCCGCTCGGTCATATGATCCATTGGCTGCATTGCAGAAGTATCTGTCTGCTGTTGATCGTTTTGCCTTACGGTTGAAGCGGCTTGTTCAGGCTGTATTTCCTGCCGGATCCTGCCTGCCTGTGACTGTGCACGGGCCGCAATTTCCCCGGCTGCCCGTCTGCCCTGTTCGGGCGTGGTTCCAAACACAACGCCGGTGTCCCTGGCTAACAGCTGTTTTGCTTCCGGGCTTTCCAGAATGGTATGAATCGCTGACGTATCCCCTAATTTCAGCCGTTCAATCGCCTTGGCCTGTACTGCGGCGGCTTGTTTGTCCACGCCCATTTCGGTCAGCCGCGTTTGGGTTTGGGCATAGGTATCCGGATTTAAGGTGATTTCCCCGCCGGTATTTTCAGACGGCTCCAGTTCCATTTCCTGTTCCGGCGCGGCCTGCTTTTGGGTCCTTTCCTCTTGCAGGTAGCTGCCAAGCAGCCCCACCTCATAGTCAGACGGTGTTTTTCCTGCGGCCTGCTTTTTGGAAATATCCTGCGCCAATTCCCATGCTTTGCCGCCCTCTGCCGCTTTGAAACCGGCCTGAACCGCTTCCTGTACCTGCCCGGAAGATTTGATCTGTTTCCCCGCGGATTTGATAGAACTGTTTTCTACGGCACGGTATGCGGTGTTATGAACAGCCGAAGTCCCGGCGCCCAGCAATCCGGCATATGCAATTTGGTCATTCCAAAGCTCAAACTCATTCTCTTCCCCAAATGCAATATTCCGAACCAGTGGTTCTGTCGCTTCCTGTGTTGCTTCTTCTACAAATTCATCACCTGCATGTACCAACAGATCCAGCCCATTTTTCGCCGTTCTTCTAGCGACTGGATTCTTAATAAGGGCTTCACTCCCATTTTTAAGCGCCTCCATCACCTTTGAGCCGATTTTTGTGTTTTTCAGCGCTTTTGACGTCCCACCGCTGGAAAAGAACAAATCTCCCCCAATCGCATATTCTAACCCGGCTTCTTTTAATGCCTCCAAGGTGGCATATAAATAAGCCTCTTCGTCTGCTTTTTCTTCCTGCTTTGCCTGTCTAAATGATTCCCCAAATACTTGAATAGCAGTAACGCTGCTTCCCACTGCCTGTGCGGCGTCAAGGTTTCCGCCGGTAACTAGAAAGGTGGCTAAACTCGCTGAAGAAGCCGGCAAATTATTTCCAAGACCGCCAACCAGATCGTTGGCAAACCCCTCTACTCCCGTAAGCTGCGGGCGCATTTCATCGTAAGCATATTCATAAGCAGATTTTTCTACTGGCTCTGTATCTCCAGATAAAAGGCGAATGTCCTGAAGAAAACCTTTTAATCCGCCCTCATGTCTTGATTTAAAGGAAAACAGCGACCGAAATACCGGATTATTTGTCCAGCCATTGTCCGATTCCATCATCTGATCGACCATAAAATCGGCTTCCCGCTGCAGCACATCATCTTTTATCGTTGAAAAATATCGTTCTGCCTCTTCCTTTCCGTAATGGCTGTGAATAGAATTATATATTTCTCGCTCTTCCGGTGAAACAAAGGCATACATCAAAACGTCTTCCCCCAAAGCAACCTTGGGAGAAGCCAGAACCCCCCAAACGATCTGCTTCATTGCCGCAGAATTTTTTTCTTCCTCACTTTTGGTAGGGTCTTTCTGAATATCCAATAGACTATTAAAATATTCTAAGGCACTAAAATTCGGCACATTATCTTTTGCCCATTTTCCGTCATCATCTGTTTCTAAGGCTTTTTTATGAAAGTCCTTATCATTCAATATCTCGTCGTAAAATTCTTTCTTTTGCTCTAATTCTTGTTTACGTTTTTGTATCAAGTCCAGTTGTTCGCTGTTTTTAGCGTAAAATTTTTCGGCAGTTTTTCCATAACCATTTACTGGATGATCTTTTATGGTCTGCCGCTGAGAGATTTGTTTCTCCAGTTCCGAAATTTCATCATTTAATCCCTCGTAGTCGCTCAAGACCTCTGCATAGGTCATATTATCTACATCGACCCCGTTTTTCTTACGGTGTCGATCCGCATAAATATCCAATTGTTCGTCTTCCGTGGTTGTCTTCAAATCAATCCCAGACGTATCTTGATACCACTTCTCAAATTCGTCTAAATCCTTTGGAATCGGAGACTGCACACTCATCATTTGATTGCGTTTTTGCGCCATCTGTACCGCCTGATTGTACTCCTCATCAGTCAGATCCGCTGTTTTTAAATCAGTGACGATCCTGTCGTTTGGAATAAACTGCGGGATCAGCCCAACCGCCTGCTTTTTCTTTTTTTCCCGTTCCTGCTGTCTAATCAATTCGTCAATATCTTCCCGGTATAATTTTGGCGGCGTCAGGCCTCCGTTTAAAAAGCTCCTGCCAGAAAGCCGTGCAATTTGTTTATTTTTCTTTGCCATCTCTATTCCCCCTGGATTTAAAAGCTGACTGGGCCTAACCCAGCCTGTAAGGCGATCTCACGTTTTACGCTTGCCGAAACGTTTAACCCCTTGATATAGTTGTAAGCCTGGTTCTTAGACCCCAAAACCACTCGTTCCTTTGCCTGATTGACATAGGCCTTTGTCGCCAAGTTCGAGGCTGCTTTCGCCGCGTTTTTGGCTGAAGTTCCCAAGCTCCCCGCCGCTACAACATTTGCCGCGTTTTTCAGCGCCTGATTCACGGAACTGCTGACGCTGCTGCCGCTGCTGCTGCTTCTGCTTAAACGTGCGCGGGACAATGCCTCCTGTGCCTTATTAGCCCGGATAGTTTCTTCTAATTTCTTGTTTTCCAGCGCCATTTGCTGGTTAAACTGGCTCATATTCTGTGCAAGCTGTGCATATGCGTGGTCTAATTCAGAACGGGTATCATAGCGGTTCCCGGCAGCGTCCACCCGTCCGGCATAGTATTCGCGGTCGGTATTATACTGGTTCATAATGTTCTGGTAACGCTGGTAATCCTGTTCCGATAGATAGTTCGATTGGTTTAATGCAGCGTCATACCGCCCGGCATAATAATCCCGGTCTCCCTGCCAGTCGGATACTGTGTCCCGGTATCTTCCGTAAGCGTCCTGCTCCAACCCTTGGACAACGCCCAACTGGTTGTAAAGATCGTCGCCCTCATCGCGGTATTTTTGATAGGCTAGCTGGTATAGCTCCGGCACCTTGTCGTTTAATTTTTGCAGGTAGCTGTCGTATGCCTGGCTCCCCGCAATCCCGGAATAAGAAGACCCATACCCGCCGGTAAGACCGGCTGCCTGCCCCATGGTGTCGCGCATGGCGTTGTTCCCTTCCCGCACATACTGTTCCCGGTATTGGTTGTATAGCGGGTCGGCGTTGATGTCATAGGTAAAATCTTCCCGATTTAAAATACTGTTTAAAAGCTCGTCAATCTGGTTGGAATACTGGCTTTCATAAGCGCCTGGTTTTTGGTTTTCAATCTGCTGCAATTTATCCGCGGCCGATTGCGCGTTTTGCTTGGCGTCGTTTACTTCCTGAGACGGTTTATAATCCCCCGGTTTTTGCGCTTCTATTTCATCTAATCGGTCTTTGGCCGCTTCAAAATCCTTTTGCGCGGATAAGGTTTCTTCTGTTTTGTCATATTTCAATTTTGCCATAAAAATCAATCCTTCCTTTCTTCGGAATTTGTGCCGGTCGGCGAAGCCGATTGCCGCTTTGCTTTTTGCCTAAAAGGCACAAAAATGGGGTGTGAAACGGTATTTTTCACACGAATCTTCCTCACTGAAATTCCTGTTAAGGTTAGCGTAACAAATCAAAACTCTTTTTTCGCCCTCTTCACCATGAAAAAGCACCGGAAGGGTTCTCCCCTCCGGCGCATGGTCGTCTTATTTCATATACCCGGTAATGTCCAGCACTGCAATAACAGTCCCCGTCTGCGTTTCCTCCCGCACCTCAAATCCGTCTAAATCTCCGCCGGCTCCCTCTGCAAGCGGATCTTTGTTCCCAGTTTGCAGGATCAAATGGTTGATCCCCGGCTTTAACACAGCAGAAATATCCCCGCTTGTCGCCCGGTCTACCTGTAGGGTCTGTACATCGTCTGGGTCTGGCGTCGGCGGCGTATATCCGTCTTCTCCAAACGCGCCCGCCACCTCCTCGGCCGCAGGCTCGGCAGGTTTCCCGGTAGAATCCGAGTTGTAGGTGATCTTTTCCCGGTAGCTCCAAAAGCCTGTCGCGCGGTATAATTTCACATTGCGGGCGTAACCAAAAAAGGTTTCCCGCTTGGGCGCCCCTGTTGGGTCGCTGGGATTGGTGTAATAAACGGTCATCTCCCGCAGCGCATGGTACAGGGTGATCTTCGCGCTTTTCACCTGAAAATTTTCCGGGATCTCCACCATAAAGGTCAGCGGCCTGCGTACCGTATACCCGTTGCTGGGCTGGTAGGTATACCCCAAATTCTGCCAATTTCCCGAGGTGTACTGAAAGCTGGACAAAAGCCCTGCCGCCCCAAAAATATCCGTCCCGTTGGACATGGTGATCCCCTGTTTGTTCAGCAGCACCATTACGTTTCCGCGCTCGTTTTTGATCTCCAGCACCCCGGCGGAATTGTTCTTCCCGCCCAGCGATACTGTCGACCCAAAATTATCCGCAAAATTCAAATTCCCAAAGGTGTACCGCAACTGCTCCTGAAGCGCGTAAAGCTGGTTTTTAATCGCTAAAATCGCCTGCCTGTTTTGCAGGTCGTCCTCACTGATGTCCGGAAGCTGTAAATTGAATCCAAAATTCGCCATTAGCGTTCACTCCCAAATTCCACTGTTTTGGCAATCGAAAAAATCTTGCACATCCCTTTCCCGGAAAGCCGGCACTGAAACCGTTCGCACCGGCGCGGCAGGATCGGAATGGTATAGGTGCGTTTTTCGCTGCTGGTTACCCGGTAAACCGTTTCCCATAACGGCGCGGAATCGGTCTTTAAGGCAATTTCCAGTGTGGCGTGCTCTGAAAGCTGGGCGTTTACCTGAATTTTGGAAATATATTTTTTATCAAAGGAGGAATCGTTCCATTCCCCAAACTGCGCCAGCCAAAAAACCTCTTCCGGGTCGTTTCCCACCACGGTTTTCAGGCAGCTTGTGTCCGCGTCCAAGTAATAAAGCTCGCCCGAAAGCGCGGCAAATCCCAGCGCGTGGGTGTTGTCCTCCCGGTGCCACATGCCTTTTCCCTCGTCCCATACAAATAGGTGCCACTCGTTTTCCCCGCGGCACATCGAAGCATAGTATTTGTTTCCTATCGCGCCGGCATGAACAGAATGGTAAGCCTCCTCTCCCAACGCTTCCGAAATCTTGGTCGGCGCGCTGCCCGCATAGGCTACAATTCCGTTGCGCGATTGGTAGTAAAGGGTTTCGTTGACGATTGCAAGGCTTTTTTCCGAACCTTTGGCGACCCCTCTGATCGAGGAGGACATCACTTGAAAGTTTGAGGGCTGTGAACCGTAAATTTTGTGAACGGTATCCTCTTTAAAAAACAAAATATTTCCTAAATAGGTACACGCGCCGGTAAAATCCCCGTCGCTGCCCACGGTAACGGCATAGCTGTCGGTAGAGATCCCCTCGTAACAGTACCAGTTTTTCGGGTCGCCCAGCTTGCTGGCGTAAATCTCATGCTTTTCGCTGGAGCACGCCCACAGCCGGTTTTCACTTTCTGTCACAAAATCCATCGGCGGCAGCTTCCGGTGAACGATTAGTCCCCCGGTTTGGGTAAAGTCCTCTGCAACGATCCCCACAATAGTCAGGGCATTTTCTTCCACTTCCTGTAAAATGGCGGTTTTGTTTAAATCCTCTTGGGTACAGCCCGAAATCTCCACCCCGTCATACTGGGAAAATCCCGCGCCAATCCCTTCGGCTTCAATCTTTATATAGGTGGAATCCGCGCCAATGCCGGATTCTGCCTTTACCTGTGAAACACGGACCTCCCCCGTGGCTTCAAAGCGGTTTTCCAGCGTCCCGTGGGTGCCGTCGGCGGTGTTGTAGTAAAGCTTATCCGGCAGAATGATCACATAAGCGCCCATGGAAACAAAGCTTTTTTTGCTGTCCTCCACGTCAAATTGATATTCCCCGCCAAAATAAAACTTGTTGCCGTCCACCCAAATCAGCTTTTCTTTTGCAAAAATCCCGTTTGGTTTTTCTAAATGAAGCTTGGTGCCGCGGGGAGCGCGGGGCGACAATACCGGGTAATAGTCGGCCGTCATGTTCTGCATCTCGTAAAATTCCCCGTCTGCAATAAACAGCTTGTGGTTATAGCCCTTAAAGTCCACCATCGTGCTTTTCCCGGCGGACGCCTCTGAAAGCTGCGGTAAAATCAAACCCTGTCCCCCCTACCCGCCAATGTGGTTTAACGAATGCCCCTGCTTTGGCAGGTGCTTTTGGCGGTAATCGTTCTGAAACGCCGCATACAGCGTGTTAAACAGCATCATATCGTTATTGTAACGGCCAAACTCCGCGTTGGCAAAGTCAATCTGCGCCGCCAAATACTTCACATATAGGTCGGAATACGGCTCCGGAACCAGTAAAACTGTTCCCGCGTCCTGCGGATAGTGATAAATGGCGGGGACAAGCTCTTCCTCCTTGTGGTAAGACAGCACCTCGTTTTGCACCAAGGCTTCTGCCTGGCTTATCCAGGCTGTTTTCATCTGCTCGTCAAATTGGTTCGGCTTTAACAGGTCTATCGCGTCAATCGCTTCCTTTACCGTCATTCGCCTCTCTCCTTTCCAAGGTCACATGCGCCGGATAGCTTTGGGCCAGCAAATCATACCCGGTCAAAATCGTTTCAAATACACCCTCTATCCGTTCCCGGTCTGTTTCCTCCGGGCGGGCGGTCACCTCTAACCGCCCCGGCTCATAAAAGACGTCCAGCCTGTCCCCCATGCCAAAACGCTCCAGCCGGTTCATCAGGGTAAACCCCAAAATAGAAACCGCGCTGCAAACAATGTCCTCCCCGTCCCGGTAGCCGGCATGTCCTGCGGCGGTTAGCGTGATCTCCCGGCCGCTTTTCAAAAAAGTCACCCTTGTCATCTTGACGTCAACCCCTTATTTCGGGTTCGAGGTATCCTGCGCCCTGTCCTTTGCTGTGGAAGCCGTATTGTTTTTAGAGGTTTTCACCGCTTTGCCCAGCGCGTCCGTTTCAATCACCGTATTGTCTGCCTTGCCGCGCTTTGCGTCCTTTGCCTGCTGCTGTTTTTGTCCAATAGCGCCCGTCAGGTTATCAAATACGCTCGACCCATAGGCGTTGTCTACCAGTATCGCCATTTTCTGCATCTGTTCCTGCAATTTTTGCACCTGCTGGTACAGCGTGCCGTTCTGAGAGATTTTTTGCAGCACCATCTCTTTCCCGTCAAAATCCATCATATCAATGGCAATCAAAGCCTGGTCAACAAGCTGCGGGTTAAAAAATCCCATGCCGTATAGTTCTTTGGAAAGCTCGTTCTGCGCGATTTTGCTAAACGGCGAAGCTTTCTGCGCGGTAATTTCAATGTCAAAAACAGGCCGTCGGTATCCCAAATCCACCCCAAAGGCAGTCCCCTGGTTTTGCGGACGGATTCTGGTATTGTCATAGTGCACATATTCGTTTTGCCCCTGCGGCCCGATGATCCGGAAGCTGCGCGGTTCGTCGTAAAACTGGCGGATCAGCTCAATGCACAAATACCCAATCTGCTTAAACGCGCGGTAACTGGATTTGATCATATCGCGGGATAATTTGCTGCCCGCTTCCTGCAAAGCGGCAATGGCCGAGGCCGCCGTCACCCCAGAGGTGGTGCTCCCCTGCGAAAAGTCCCGGTTGCCAGAGGTTTCTTTAAGCTCATCCACCTTCATGTTTTTCACGGTTACGCAAAGGTCTGTCAGCGGGGAAACCACAATCTGCCGAATCGAATCCTCCCCCAGCCCGGACGTGCAGTGTACAAAATCCTTGGACCAGTCTGCAAATTCCTCCTCGTTGACAGTGCCGTTGTCCCGGATAAAAAAGCGGGGCTTGCTCATTAAAAATACGTTGCGCATGGTAATTTGATCTAATTTGTCAATGTACATCTGCGCGTCTTTCATGATGTCAATGTAGCCAAACCCCGCCGGGGTGCCCGCCTCTACAAACATGGTGTCAAAAATCACCGGATATTTGGCGTGGTCGTAGAAGCCCCGTTCGGCATAGGACGGGTCGTTTTCCGAAGCGTAAAGCACCTCGTCGCCGCAGTATTTGCAGTAGTGCAGCACTGTTCTGCCCTCGCGCTGTACTTTGTAATACCAGTCCACCACCGCCGATTTTTGGGAGGTGTCAATCGAATCATCACTGATATATTCCGCTACGTCGATCGCAGGGGAAGAAAGCTTCCCTTTTAAAAAGGGATATTGCTCCATCAGCAGGTCATTGTCCACCAGCTCCACCGTAAAAAAGTGGCGGGATTTTTGAATATCCGTAATTCCCGGCTCCCAAAACAGGTTCAATAGATCCAGTTCTTTAATATCAATGTCCCCTAACCCGTTTTCCAGCTTTGGGTTCCAAAATACACCGTATACCCCGGTGCCGGTTTTCAGCTTGTACCACCACGCGTCGGAATAGGTCTGCTCAAAATCATTGTGCTCTAATACCACCGGCAGAATTTTACTTAGCATGTCCGCGTCCGGCTTGTCCGATTCCTCTCTGGGCAGTACGTTCGGCTCCGGAAAATTATCCATGGCGTCGGCGTGCTTATTGGCAATCGAGTTAAACAGCCACGCAGAGGTGGGCTGAGGGTCGTTTGGGTTTTGGGGCTTTCCCTTATTGCGGATCTGCTCCCAGTGACGCATCTTAAACCACTGCTCATTATCAATGATTCTGGTCTCCAGGTTGCGTTTTCCCTGTTTGTATTTTTCTAAAATCTGCGCGGCTTCGCGCACCTGTTCTTTGCCGATCACGCCCTCCTTACCGGTAGGCACACTCTGCATATCTAAAGCAGCCTTTTGCGCCAGCAGCTCGTCGGGCATGTTCCGCCCCTGCGCCATCAGGCTCACCAGTTCCGGCTGGGGCGCCGCTTCTGCCCCCATGCCTTGAACAAGGGCCTGCTGGGGCTCCTGCCCCATTTGTAAGGGCTGGGCTGCCTGCTCCTCCTGCAAGGGCGCGGCCTCTGGGGTTTCATAAGCCGCAGCAGCTTCCGCTGTCTGTTCAGGCAACTGTTTTGGCTGCCGCTTTGTTGTAGATTTTGCCATCTGTGCTCCTCCTGTCATAACCGGTAAAATGTATATGGGTCCCGCCGGCCCGTTTGGTGCAGCTCCAACGGGTCAAAAAGCTCCTGTACGGGCGGCTCGTTCTGCCGCGGGGAAATTGGGTGTTCCATAAAAACATACCGGCACTCGTCGTAAATGTGATCCTCCTGCGAGGAATCGACGTCCTCCACATGCCGTTGATCATAAACAAGCACCGGGATCGTGCGGATAAAGTGCTTGCAGGTGGAAAAGGTGTAAAACATGGGGATTCCCTCCTTGTCAAAGGCCAGCCGGTAATGGTATTGCATCTTCCCGGCAATGCGGGTGTTGTCCCCCGGCTCCCAGTATACGCCCTGCCGTTCCATCATTCTCGCCACCGATTCCCCCCGGCTCTCGTCAAAAATGGACGGGTCCGCAATCCCAATGATCTTTCTCCCCCGAAGCATAGGGTCGTCCTGCTCCGCCTGTTTGATTTCCCCAGCAATTTTAGCCGGCTCATACCGCACCCCTACATTAGGGGTTCCCGTACAGCCGTAAAATTCCTTGATCCGGTAAATTCTTCCCTCGTGGTCTACCGCGTACCAGCCCACCGAAAAGGGCTTTGCATACCCAAAGTCAAACCCCCGGTAAATCTTCCAATCCTTTGGGATGGAAAACGGGCGGATCACATGGGTAAACCGCTGGTCGTCATAATGCGCCGGGTCGTTTTTCCATTCGGTAAACACCTGCCCGTCAAAGCTGTCCCAGCTTCCGTAAAGCAGGGCGTTTTTTTCCGCCTCCGGCATCATGGCAAGGTTTGCCAGATAGTTCGGGTCGTTTTCCAGCAGCTTTTTATTGTCAAACACTGTGGCGGGCACAAATACCCGGCTCCGCTTCATCAACGCCCGGCTGCCGTCTGGGCGCGCTACCTCTACCTCCGTTTGGATCGTGGTCATAGGCGGCGCCGGGGTAATAAACCGTTCCTTTACCCAGCCGTGCCCTATCCCGCCGGGGTTGGTGGTCGCCCGGATATACACCCGCGTTCCCGGGCCGTTCGGGCGGTTTCTGGAATATAGGTACATGTATTCTTCTAAGGTAAAATGAGTCAATTCGTCAAAGCCAATAAAATCATATGCTTTTCCCTGGTAGTTGATTTTGTCCTGGGTATGGTTTAAGCTGCCAAATATGATCTTCGCCCCGGAAGGAAAGGTCCATGTGTGGGCAGTGCTGTTGTATTTCGCCCCCGGATATGCCTTGGGATAAAGGGATAAGCTTTTGTCGATCAATTCCGATAGCTGCGGAAAGGTTTTCCGCAAAATCAACCCCTTATAATGCGGAATTTCCACCTGCCGCAGAGCCTCCGCAATCAGCGCATCCGATTTTCCGCCGCCGGCCGCGCCGCCGTATAAACACTCGTATTCCGGACGCTCCATAAAACGCGCCTGCTGTGGCTGCGGCGACCATATCACCTGTTTCACATCGATTCCCCTTCCTGTTCAGAAAGCACCTGGGAAAGGATCACCACACCGCCGGCCTGAGGCTTGTCAGCCTTTTCATCAGCCGTTTGTATCTCTTTTAAATCCTTTAATGACTGCACGATCTGGCGGGCACGATAGGTATCAATTTTTTCCTCGTTTGAAAGCTCACCCACCGCCTTTTGCAAGCAGACAAGCACCTCGTCCCCAATCTGTAAAATCCGTTTTAAGCGCCCGGCCTGGCCCTCGGCTAAAATATCTGATGTTTCTTGTACTATTTTTGTAGTGGTTTTGTCCTGAAAATCCCTTCTCAGCTTGGTCCATTCCTCGTCCTTTGCCCGCATTGCCAAAGCCTTTAGGGAAACCGCGTGCTTCTTGGCCAGCTTCCGGTAGCTGGAAACGGTGGTGATATATTCTGTTTTGATTTTTGCCCAATCTGCCAAATGATCACCTCTCCCTATATCTTACAGGGTCGGGGGTTCAAAATCGCCCTTTTCAGTCTTTTTTATCCTTATCTTCCAGGTATTGCGCAGTAATCACCCGCTTGTCCGGGTCATAGCGCATCCGCACCCTGTCCGCGGCCGCGCTTTTTAGCTCGTCATAAGGGATCTGGGTTTTTCCTGCCTTACAGATAAAATAGGCAGTGAATTGTAAGTTTGCCGCTAAGCGGGCCTGTTCTTTTACAAGCTGCTGCTGTTTTATCTCCAGCAAGTGTTCCGCTGCTTTTAGCTTCTTGCTCAGTTCCTTGATGCGCAAGGCCGCGGCAGAGCATTTTTCTTCCATCGTTTTCATTTCTTTTCCTCCTGTTCATATTGCTTGGCCAGCGCCTTGGCGTAAGGGCAGGTTTTATAATGAAACGTCAGGCAATATCGGTGCCGCCATTCATTCATCGCCTGTTTTTGACGAAATCCTATTGCGGTGCTCGCCTCCGGGCAAAGCCCCTCGCAGACGATTCGGTAAGAATTTTTTGTATCATATAATGCAATAAAAAATGGGCAGATGATCTCAGCCCCATAATTTGGCACTTTTATCCCTCCCCCGCGCTCAAAATCATTTCTGCCAGCCCCTCGATCAAAACGCCCAGAACGATGACCCCGATCCCGATAAAGCCAATGGGAACGGCAATCAGCTTACGAATCATGCGATCCATTCCCTCATTTCCTCTTTTTCCTCCTCCCGGCTTTGCTCCGGTCTTTCCCGCTCGCCGTACCAATCACACGGTTGATAAACTTCCTAGGATTGTCCGTTTTGTTTTTCAAGTTCTTCGATCTCCCTTTCCCAGCCTTCGATCATCGCTTCGTATCGCATGGCTTCCTGTTCTCTCCAAGCGATCCGTTGGTCTTTCATCGCCAGCGCCTTTTGAATCAACACCCGGCACAGCATGATCTGCCCCTTACGGATTTTTATCCGTTCTTCCCCCGTCATGCCGTGATCTCCTCTTCCAAGCGTTCCAGCTCCTTTTCTTCACGGGCTTGCAGCTCGCACAAGAAAGCCATATTGCAGGCCGCGTGCTTTAAATGGCTGATCCCGCTTTCCCGGTCGCTGGAATATGGGCTTGTAAGCCACACAAACAGGTGCCGGAACAACGCGTTGACATACCGCGCCTTTTCCACCCGTTTCCAGTTTTCCGGGTCCTTGTATTTTTTCACCCCGTATTCCCGTACCTCGGCAATGTCAAAGATGATCTGCGGCGGCACTAGGGTGATCCTCCATTTCCCCGCGTCTGACTTTATTTCCTGATCCGCTTCTTTCGCCCGGAACGTCAGTGTTTCGTACATGGCTATTCCCCTTTCAGGCTTTCCAGCTCCGCCTTGACCTGTTCCAATTCCCTTTCAAGCTCCTGCGCCTGCTTTTGCCAGCGCTGCGCGCTGTTCGCATTGCTGTTGGCCTGATTTTCATATGCTATCATCTGTTCTAATTCTTGATTTGTCATCGTTCATTCCCCCTTGCGTGTTTTCGGTCTATTTTAGAAAAATCGCTGTTGATCTTAGCGCCCTTTACACCGGAGTATTTCCCCGCCTTTTGGTCCGCTACAATCTTTTTGTACCACCCCATCGGGTCGTACCCTGTCCGTTTCCGGCGCAGGCTTCGCTCCATCTCCCCGCGGCAGTCCTTGCAGTAAAAGCTGTTCCCGTGGCCGTAGTAGCTTCTCCCGCACGCTTTACATCTCTTTCTTTGCATCCTGTTCCTCCAATAACTTTACTGCCCGCTGCGCAAACACCTTGTCCTGGCAAAGCGAAGCAATGCAGTCCGCCATCAGCCGCATCGCTTCTGCCGGCTCCGCGTGCCGTTCCAGCGCGCCTAATATCTCCGGGCGGTATCTTCCCGCCAGGCGTAAAAACTCCTGATACTGCGCCAGCGCGGCCGCGTAGCGGTCATGCAGCCAGCACATGTGATAAAATTCCTTTTTTAGTTGTACCCGTTCCTTCACTGCCTGCTCTTTTGTAATCCGTTTGCCGGCAAGGCTGGTGTAAAGCCCGCGCAGCGCCAAAAAGCACACTGTTTCTTCATACCTTCCAGACATGGGAAGAGGAGCCTTTTTTATCACCAGCTTTTCCAGTTCCTCAAAGTTCATCTGTCAGGTCCTCCCACTCTTCCGCTTCAAACAGCTTCATTTCGTCCAGATTGAGCAGTTCGCTGCGCTCGTTTATTTCCCAGCGATAAGTACGCTCCGGCGATTCCAGTGATGTCACCCGCTTTGACATATTACTGTAAAATAGTTCTATTTCTTTCCCAGCTCTGGTAAGGCGCCCAGTCAGCCGGTTTTTTAAAACGGAAAGCTTGCTGTCGCACTGGTCCGGCATATCTTCAGACTTTTTTTCATTCCGGGAATAGGACAGCACCACGTCGACACGGTTGGTAATGTCAGACGAGCCGGAAACATCGTCGTTAGAAATTGCTTCTTTCGTTTTCCTTGGGTGGGCAACTAAGATCACCACCACGTCATATTTCACCGCAAGCTTTTTCAGCCGCTTCACAAACTGGGACTGCGCCTGATAAAAGTCCTCGCCAGGCATAGCGTCCATTGCGGTCATCAGATTATCAATGCAGACCATTTTGATCCCATACCGCTGAATGCTGCTTTCGATCGTCTTTGTCAAGCTCTCTGTTTCTTCCATGTCCGCGTCTAAAACCGTATTGTCAAAAATATATGCCCGGTCTCCATACCACCGGTTTATTTTTTCTATTGTGTCGTTGTCCAGAGAGAAGGATTCCTGTTCATACTTATTTTGGTGAATGATAATATGATCCGGCCCCGCGCTCTGGAGATCCATCCAATTTTTCACATGATAATCCGCTAACTCTCCGGAGTAAAGAAACACCGGATAATCTTTATCAATCGCTTCTACCGCCAACTGGGAAAGAAAGGTCGATTTTCCTTCCCCTCTTCTCCCAGTCAGTAAAATGACCTGTCCAAAATAAAGGCCGCCGATCAGCTTGTCCAATTCAACAATACCGGTTTCTATTTTCGGCAAGGCTGATAAATCCACGCTTTTCACATCACTGAGACGCTTCACGCACTTTACCGGCACCACCTGGGCGTTTTCTACCGCTGTCAGAATCGCTTGCCTGCCGTACTTTTGGTAAATGTCGTTTGCGTCCTTTTCGCCCAAATAGTCTTTCGGTTGAACCGCCTTTACTTTTATCGGAAGTTTTTTCTGCAATTCGTCCAGCAGGGTGATCCTCCCGTTTTCGTGATCTCCAAATACCACCACTTCCGAAAACTTCGTGATCCAGTCCCATATGTAGTTTAAAAAGGTGAATCCCTTGCACCCTGTTGGAACGCTCACCGCGTTCCTCACACCGCATTCGGCCAATGTCAGGCTGTCGATCTGCCCCTCGGTAATGACCAGCCTTTCAAACCCTTGGCAATGGTCCATTCCGAACAGGATCGGCTTGGTGTCCTTTTCGCAGAACTCTTTGCCGTGGTCTTTGATCCGCTGGGGGTCGGTGTTCCGGTATTTCACAAATTCCAGCACATGGTTTTCGTTGTAAAACGGGAACACCAAAACGCTTTTGTCCTTCTTCCGCGTCGTGATATGGTAAAGCCGCGTTGTCTCTTCGCTGATCCCTCTTGTTTTCAGCCATTCCACCGCGGGGTCGCGGACGGTGATCTCCTTTTGAGGCAGGCGTTTAAATTTCTTTTCCCGCCAGTTTTCCCCAAAGTCCAGCTGGTAGCCAAAGTCACGGGCCAGCTCTACAAAGTGCCCCGACCTTCCGCAGGAGGAACGGAAGCAGTGGAACGTCCCAGTCTGAAGATTCACGGAAAAGGTGTTTTTGTCCCGGCTTTGCCCCCCGTGGCAGTAGGGGCAGTACTGAAAAAACAGCTCGTCCCCTTTTTGGCGGGTGCGGCCGTCCAGGGTGTGGGCTAAATCCAATATGTCCGATTGCTTTAGTTCATAACTCATAAATGCCTCCAATCGCCCGGCCTTGGCGATGTTGTGCGGTTTTCAGCCTGCTGAAACGCCGGCTGTCCTTATTGCCGGCGGCGCAACTCGCCGTGAAAGCTTCGCTTTCTATGTTCCTTATTTGCGGAATTGCCCGGTTTTAGCGGAAGCCAAATTTCAGCCGCGCTGTCCGGCTGAAAAGGGCAAAACGCTGAGAAAGCCCCGCTTTCTATGTTATCGCCTTAACCGCTTGATCTTTTCCAGCCGTTCCTCTCTTGTCATCTCATAAGCCGCACCGTCCGGCGCATCAGCCGGCACGGGCGGCCCTTCTTTTTCATTCTTATTACTTTCTTTATCTTTCTTACTTTGTTGCCCCTCGCCTGCCCCTTGTTTGCCCTTTGCTTGCCCCTCGCCTGCCTGCTCGTTTGCCGCGTCTTGGTACTTATCGTAATTATTTACCGTAATTATGGTGTATTCAGAATTTGATACCTTTGCCACCTCGCCTGTCGAAATCAAGTGTTTGATTGCAGTCCTGACCGATTTTACTGACAGCTTTGTTTCTTTCGCAAGTATCGCATAGCTGGTAATTCGCGAGCCTCTTTTGACGGTCTTTCCCCGCCATTGCCTGTCATAATAATTCACCGTCAAAAGCAGGTGCATAAACAGCTTAAAGGTGTTTAAATCATCATACCATTCCCATTTCAGCAGGCTCCTGTGCAGTTTTACAAATCCGTTTTCTAGCATTTTCGGTTCCTCCTGCTGGCGGTCAGCCGTTTGTAGTTGTGCCAGTACCAGTAAAAAATCTCTAAAAGCTTTAACGCGGTCTGCCGGCTGTCCAAAATAAATACCGGGTGGAACTGGTAGCGGTTGCCGCACATCCAGGAATAAATGGTGGAATAGCAGATCTTCCCGATCTCCTTTTCTTTCCGGTGCAGGCGCGCCAGCTCCCATTCCGGCACCTCGACACCCCGCAGCGCCTCCATACTCTCGCACCCCTCCACCAGCAGCGTGAAGTCCGTCCCCATGCTGCTGGCCGCGTAAAACTCTTTTTCGATCCGCTGGCGGTCCTGCGTGATATTGGAATAAAACTCATCCGCCGAGCCTTTCCGTTCCACCACACAGGAAAGGGAAAAATCCTTCCCGTCTACCGAAAAGGAATAATCCCCGTAATCAAGCTTTGTGTCCTGATACTTCACATGCAGCTGATCGAAAGCCGACAGGATATGCTGGTTCTTTTGCTCTCTGGTATCAACTAACACGGTGACCCTTTTTAAAAAAGTCTTTTTGTCATACGCCATCTTTCGTTCTCCTTTGCGGGATTTCCTCTTGCGGGACGTTGCGCGGTTCCGGCTTTCACGGATTTGCGGCTTGCTTTTTGCCGCAAAAGCGCAAACTCCAGAGTTAAATCTTTGATTTTACTCTTAAAACGGCATATCGTCATCATCTGTCACGATCGGCTCGTAATCGCTCAATGGGTCGGAAACGGGCGGCTTTGCGCCCTCTAACAGCTTGTCCGGCGGCACTTCTACCCCTTTTCTGATGGTTTCAACATCACGGAAATATATGCATTTGGTAGAAAACCTCAATTCCCCCCGGTTGTTTTCATACTGCTCCCGGCCAAATACCCCGCCGATCAGCTTGTTTTTCAGATAATCGTTCCCGTTGTCAGCCCACAGCCTGTTTTCATCAAACCCGGGATTGGATCGCTTTACTGCCTCCAGAAAAGTTTTGTATCCCATATTGGTATTTCCATTGCTGTCCTCTTCCAGCTGGTAAACGGCGCACGGCCATTTTTCCTTGTTCCGGTCGCCGGATTGCCACATCTTGGCGTAATACCCTTTCTGCTCCCCTTCCGCGATGTCCAGCCAGATCACCGCCATCGGTTTCCCGTTCCGGGAGGTTGTTTCCGTCACCTTGCAGATCTTGCAGACATGCCCGCCTAACTGCAATGGTTCAAAGGTTCCAAATTCCTGCGTCGATTCATAATTTCTTGGCTTGTACATTCTGTGTTCCTCCTATATTTCCCAATATTCCCGTATTTTTTGGTCTACCATTTTCAGGTCGTTGTCAATTTCATTGCTTTCAAACAGCCCCATCGGGCTTTTGGCCGTGGTGTACCCGTCGCTTTGGGTCGCAAAATAATGGCGCTGCCCGTCTGTTTGGCACAACAGTACAATCGAAAACAGCCCCTCCACCGTCAGCTTTTCGTCCAGCATCTTTCCAACGGTTTTGGCTTTTGTCTTTCCCTCCGCCGTGGTTTCCACATGATGCAGAAAATACACCACCACGTCCTCCGGCAGGGATTTGATGATAAATTGGATCAAACGGTAAAAGTTTACCGCCATATCTGTAAACTTTTGAAAGCCGGTTTCTTTTGCTTTGTCAAATAATTCAAAGCAAAGCAAGTACTGGCTGTCATCAATCGCGAACACCTTTTTTCGGCTTTGCTGCAACCCGGCCATGATGGTTTTGTAATCGCTTGTGGTTACCTTGGACAGCTTTTTCCGGAACGGAAGCGGCTTTCCCGCAATATTAAAGATGCTGATCTCGTCCGTTTCAAAATTCCGTAAGCTGCTGCTTTTCCCGGAACCCGATTCCCCAAGGATCAATACCGGTATTCCCATCCTTCCATCTCCTTCCTGAACGTAAGGTCTGCTTCCTTTCCCCTTTCGAGCCTCCGCAGCAGGCTCCGGGCGCTGGAATGGTCCCGTTCTTCCCGCGTTTCTTCCATATTCAAATTAACTTTCATCGTCAAGTCTCCATTCTACCGGGCACATCGGCCCCCTTTGTTTGTCAATGTGATACAGCCAATACCCGTTCGCGAAGCAGAACCACGCTTGATGGATCGGCGTTTTCACGCACAGGTCGCAGTAAAAGCAAACAAATGCTTTCGCGGGAATACGATATTCATATCCGTTCCAGTACCCTACGTACATTGCCCCGCTGTGCTGTAGGTTCATGCCGAATACCCCAATTCGTAAAGCCTTTGGCTGATCGCCCGATATGTTTCAGCGCAGGTTTCAATTTTTTCCTCGTATTCGGACAGGATTTTTTCTTTCGTATCCATGTCCAAAAGGCGAAGCTCCTTCAAAAATGCCTCGCAATCTTTCTTTTCTTCCATAAGCTTATCCCTTTCAGCCGAAAGGCGGTCGCATTCTTCTGCCATTCTCACAAGCTTCGGGGCAGGCTCCGGCAAATCATCGCCGTGCCGGTTGTATCCGATCTCTTCCACTTGACTTTACGCCCCCTTTGGTGTATCCTGTATGTATACTACATTTTGTGTGCTTCGTCTTGGTTGTGTCAGAACCGGGCGAAGCTTTTTTCTGCCCTTTTTCAGCTTGTCCATCATCACACATGCCGGTATCCACCCGGCAAAGATCAAGCCGCTAACCAGGGCTGTCAGTACTTCCTGCATCTTTGCACGTCCTTTCTTTTTCTTCCCATTCCTTTTCCAGTTCTTCCCCATGCTCCGCGACAAAATTAAAATACATATCCGCCAAGTGCTGATAAATGCGCTTGGTTTTTTCATTGTAAGGAAGCGTATACCCCTCCATGGAATCCCTCACCGTACCGTCAGCCATGATATTGGTCACGTAAGCCACCTTGCCGGAGGAAAGAACTACCTTTCTTGCCATGATCATCACCTCCCTTCAGATTATGATAAGCCGGATTTGTCCTATGCTTCCTGTGAAGCATAATCGTTCAGTTCAAATCCCAGCGCCTTTGCGATCTCCCACGCCAGCAGGACCGTTGGGGTTTTTGTCCCCCGTTCGATCTGGCACAGCATGGGCTGGGTGATCTGTACTTGCTCCGCCAGTTCTTTCTGTGTCATGTTTTTTGCCAAACGCCTTTCCCGGATCACCTGCCCAACGTTCACCTCGTACCCCTCCTTTCCCCCTGTTTTTGATAAAATAAGAGAAAAAATAAATTCTTTCTCTCTTTTTTGACAAAATCCTACTGCCGCATATGATAATATGTAAAAAAATGACAGAAAGGGTTTTGACATAATGATGAGTCCTTTAGATCTTATCCTGTGTGTTGCAATCAACGCTTTGTGGATTCTCCCTGTGATTTTGGAGTTATTCATTTTTCCTTTTATGAATTATCGAAAAAGAAATCAAAAAGAAAAAGAGCTGCTTAAAATTGAAGGGCCAAGATTAAACTGCATAAATTGTGATTATTGTAAAAGGAAGCTTTATAAGCCGTTTTACAATTCTTACCATGGTGCGCAGTACGTTCCTTCATGGTGCCGAAAGTTTCAAATAAAGTTACCCTGGGACACTTCTTGCCGGTGCAAGGCGTATCTACCCGAACAGGCTGAACGACAAAATACATCGCAGCATATTACAAATAAAAGCAGCTTTGAAAAGTAGCGCTTATGACCGGGACTCTGCCGTTCTTGTAATTCCAATACAAGGGCGGCTGTTTTTTTGGTTCTGCTTCGCTTGTGCTTCTGAAACCTCTTTAATTCTTTCTTT